GATTGATGCAATATCCTTTATATGAATATCTTAATGCTAATGTTAAGAAAGTACACGCAGTAGAATATTTAGTTTATGACAATTCTATATTACCTTATGCAGGAAAGTTTGATGCGTGGATTGACCACACAAAATATGGTGAATGTTTAGTAGATTGGAAAACAGTTACAAAAAAAAGTGTTACTAAATTATATAAAATACAATTATGTGGGTATATGTATGCATTATGTAATGAATTAGGCAGAGAACCATTTAACAGATTAATCGTAGCAATAGATAAAGATACAAAAGAAATAAAAGAATATCTTTATGACACAGATAGCTATGTAAGAGATTTGCAAATATGGAAAAACTATTTGCAGATACATTCTTTTCTAAATGAAAAGAAAAAGTAATGGAGCAACTTATAAATAAACATGGAGGGCTAGTAGTCAACTTTCACCTATGCAATATAGGATGTTGCTCCAGCTACTTCCCTCCACCCAAAAGGAGAATAAAATGCAGACATTAGATATAACAGTAAAAAGTATGGCAGCACCTAAGGCTGCTAATGTTGAACGAGGATGGTCTGGTACAAAGAATTATCAGGTTTTTTCTGAAGATGGTACAAAGTATTTAGCTAGTCCTAATATAGGTATAGGTTCAGTACAAGAAAATGACAAGATTTCTATAACTATAGGTAACCCAGATAGATTCGGTAACTTGTATATTAAAAGTTTTGAACCTGTAACTGCACCAACTGGACATAATGAAGTACCACAAGAAATAAAAAAAGCATTTCCAGATAGTAAAGTAGTATCAGGTAATGGTTATGCACAGATACAACCACAAGCACCAACTAGCAGTATGACCATGAAAGACTTTTTAATCGTGCTACAGAGTTGTTGTAATAGAGATAGCACTATGACTGCCGACCAAAAGTTAAAGTTTATCCTAGACAACTACAAAGCAGGATTAGTAGCAACGCATAAAAGACTATCAGAAAGTAGCGATAGTTTCTGATGCCTATTACTGCAAAATCTGCAAAAGCAAAAGGCTCTAAACTAGAAAAAAAAATAGTAGATGACCTTAAAAAAGACTGTAAATGGGAAGCTAGGAAGCAACCAGGTAGTGGTATATTTCGAGACTTCCCACACGATTGTAGTGCTACTTCTCCAACTGGTAGAAAATACATTTTTGAAGCAAAGAAACATAAAAATGGTTACAGAACTGGAGATAGGCAAAAAGGTCAAGCTGACTTTTTAGTCATACAAGCAGATAGGTCAACCAGTAAGGTATATATGGAATGGTCTATGTTTAAAGAGTTATGTTTAGAGATTTATGAATTAAAAAATGAAGTTGATAATTTAAAGGAGCAACTAAATGACAAAGAAACTGACACAAAAAGATAAAGTATTAGCACATTTAATAGAAAATAAAAAAATAAACCCTCTTGAAGCCTTGAATTTATATGGTTCATTTCGTTTAGGAGCAATTATTTTTACATTAAGAGAAGAAGGACATAATATAGAAACTAAAATGAAAAATAATGGAGTAAAAAAGAATCATTTTGCAGAATATCATTACAAAGGTGATGGTAAACAAATGGATTTAATGGATAGAATAAATAATGATAACTAGAGAATGGTTACTAAGTAGAAAACACTCTGGAAAGTATTTATGTCCAGAATGTAGCCATACTAGAAGAAAGAATAAGCACGATAGATGTTTAAGTGTAACGATTAAAACAGAGGGGGTGGTGTATTATTGCCACCATTGTAATGCAAAAGGAGGAGAATTTTATGAAAAAACCTACAGAAAAAGTGATTCAGTTCGCAGCAAAGAGGGGAATCAGTCCAAAAACACTAGAAGATTTAAAGGTCGAGGGAGGAATAGCCCAATATGGTAATAGAAGTTTAGAAAGTATTGTATTTGGTTACTATAATTTAGACGGAAAAAGAGTAAATTATAAAGCTAGAGCTATTTCTGAAAAGATATTTAAGCAAGAAAAAGGTGGAGAACAAAGATTCTATAATCTTGACAATGTTTTAAACTCAAAGAACCTTAAAAACAATACTATTTATGTTGTAGAAGGCGAAATGGATGCTCTGGCATTGTATGAAGCTGGTTATGGTATAGATTGTATATTAAGTGTGCCAACAGGTGCTGTAGCATCACCTACGGAGCAACCAGAGGTATCTAGGAAGTATCAATATGTATTAGATGCACTTGACCAAGGACTAGACCAAGCTAATTGTTTTGTATTATTGACCGATAATGATGAACCAGGACTTGCATTACGACAGGATTTAGCTTCTATACTAGGGCATGGTAAATGTAAGTATTTTGATTGGACTGATGGTATTAAGGATGTTAATGAAGCCTTATTAAAATGGGGTAAAGATGAAATAAAATGGACAATTAATGAAGGGTTATGTGATTATCCATTAGAAGGTATTTATTCTCTAGATGATATCCCACAACCACCCAAGATAAAACTATACAATCCCATGTTTGGATGGAATGAAGATGTTATGTTAGGTCAAGGTATGGTAAGTGTTATGACAGGCTTTCCTGGTCATGGTAAAACTTCTTTTGCCATACAGTTATGGACACAGATAGCTAAAGAATACAAAATAAACATAGGTATGTACTCTGGAGAAACTAGAGTAAAACCTTATGTGCAAAGAAATATAAGAACATTTTATCACAAAAAACTAGAATGGGAGCAATCAGATGAAGAAAAACACCAAGCAGATGAATTTATACGAAAACATTTTGTATTTCTTAACCATCCTAATAACTGTCCTAATTTTGACTGGATGTGTGATAAAATATCCGATATGAAGGCACGATTTGGTATGGGTGCATTTGTATTAGACCCTTGGAATAAACTAGAAACACCAGAGTTTGGTAAAATGTCTGAAACTGCATGGATAGGCAAGTGTTTAGACCATCTTACTAATTTAGCTAAAATATTAGATATACATATTATGGTACTAGCACATCCTGCCAAGCCAGATATGAAAATGGGTAACTCTGCACCGACTGCTTATCAAATAGCAGGTTCTGCACATTGGTTTAATAAACCAGACCATATATTTAGTCTATGGCGACCTAAATTTGAGAATGAAGATGGGTCAAGATGTACCGATAGTTTGTTAACTATTTGCAAAACTCGTTATGAAGAGTTAGGATATCCTAGAATATTAGATATACAAATGAATTTAGACACAGGATGTTTTGAAAAGATTATAGAAGAAGATAAAAAACACGATTGGCAAGAAAGAAAGGATTTAGAATAATGGAATATTTATTTATTTATACGATAATTTATACCTTTATCGGTTTACAGAACGCAGGAATATTATAATGAGAGTATTATCTTTAGGTGCAGGAGTACAAAGCAGCACAGTAGCATTAATGATAGAGTATGGAGAATTGCCTATGGTTGATTGTGCTATATTTGCTGATACACAAAATGAACCTAAATATGTTTATGATTGGTTACAATATTTAAAAAGTAGAGTGTCTTATCCTGTGCATATTGTATCTAAAGGTAATTTAAAAGAAGATATGTTATCTAGTAAATATAACTTTTTAGCAATACCTACATATACCATTAATAATAAAACAGGTAAAAAAGGTTTTACTATGCGTCAATGCACTAATGAATATAAAATACAACCTATCTATCAGAAAATAAGAAGGTTATTAGGTTTAAAAAAATATCAAAGAGTGCCAAAGGGTACTATGGTAGAAATGGTTATAGGTATATCCAGAGACGAAATGGTAAGATGTAAAGAAAGTAGATTACCTTATATTAAAAATGATTATCCTTTAGTATTTGATAAGAAATTTAATAGAGGAGATTGCATGGAATGGTTAAAAAATCATAATCATCCATTACCTAAAAAATCTGCTTGTACTTTTTGTCCTTATCATTCAAATGATTTTTGGTTAGATATTAAAAATAATGATAAAGAAATGTGGAAAGAAGTAGTAGAAGTAGACAGAAAGATTAGAAATGCTACTAGAAAACCAGAAGATGAAGTATTTTTACACAAATCTTATATGCCTTTAGAAGAAGCAGATTTAGACCCTAACAAAGACCAAATGGATATGTTTAATGATATATGTGATGAAGGGATGTGTGGAGTATGAGTAAATACATTATAAATTATAAAATGGAGTTTAAGACTAGACCTAGCAAGTTTGATGTAGAAAGTAAGTTATTTGATTTACTTAAAGAAGGATTTACTTTGCGTACACCAGAAGAACAAGATGATTATATTAGAAGAAAAGAAATAAGAGAAAAGAAAAGTGGCTAAAAAGAAAGTAATACAAAAAGATAATACAAGTAGTCATTGGAAACGATTGATACACCACAAGTTGTGTAGCTTTTGTGATAATGTCGCAGCTCATTATCATAAATTTAAATTTTACTGCGAAGAATGTTATGAAAAATTAATAAAGAAAGGAAAAAAATGATTATAGAAAACATTATGAAAGAAAACAAGATTAACCTTACAGAGGTATCTAAACAATTAGGTATATCAAAATCCTATACAAGTATGCTTTTATCAGGAGATAGAAAAGCAAGTATAAATTTATTAAAAAAAATCAAGGGTAAATATAACTACTCTTGGAATAAAATAATGGAGAATTTATGAATTGTTATAACTGTGGAACAGAATTGATATGGGGTGGCGACCATGATTGTGAAGAAGATGAAGATTATAATATAGTTAGTAATTTAAGTTGTCCTAAATGTGATGCTTTTGTTTTAGTATATTGGGATAAAAAAGAAGAATTAAAAAAGGAGCAAGTATGAAAGAGAAACTATTTTACTTTCCATTTTTCCCTGCTGATTGGTTAGCAGATGTCTCTGTATTAACTTTAGAAGAAAAAGGTGCATACATAACTTTAATTAGTACAATGTACCTCCAAGAGGATTGTAGTGTGTTTAAAAGGCATATACAGAATATATTAGGCATACAAGATAAAAGAAGGTTTGATAGAATAATGACTAATGTATATCCTTTGCTTATAGATAACGGAGAAAAAGTAACACAAAAAAGAATTAAAGCTATAAAGAGTAAGATACAAGATATTTTAGTAAAAAAGAGTGAAGGTGGTAAAAAGGCTATGCAAAAAAGATGGAATAATAAACCTAAAGTATATAATAAACCAAAGGTAGTTAAGCAAGGACCTATACCTGCATTATCTGCTGCACAAAGGGCTAGAAAGATGTTAAATGATGGCTATGAGTAATGTATAATCCATTACATCCATTTTTAACTATTAGAGATTCAGTAATACATGGGCAAGGAGTTTTTGCAGTTAGAGATATTCCCATAGATTTTAATTTAGGTGTAACACATATTTATGATAATAGATTTTTTAATAACTATAGTAGGACACCTCTGGGTGGGTTTATTAACCATTCTAATAATCCTAATTGTATTAAAATTCCTTATAAAAAAGATTGCTTATCGTTACATACCATCAAGAATATTAAAGCTAATGAAGAAATTACTGTAGAATATACATTATATGAAATTACGAACTAAAGCATTACCACAACATAGTAACTTATCCCCATAAATACTATCCACAGTTGTTTTATGGTTTATAAAAACTTTAGTTCGTTTTGTTAGTATATAAATATTTTTATAGTAATCAATCATTTTCTATAATCCAGTTATCTTTTTCCATTTGATAATCTAAATATAGCTCTGTATCTGCATATCCTCTGCCTTCATTCATACATATCATAAAATATTTTGGCTCATAAAGTTTGCATGACTTCTCGTCTCCCTCTATAGGGTGAGCTAATACAAATTTAAAGGTAATGCCTATTACAACAGCTATAAAAGCTATTACTGCTAACACTACAAAACCTAATCTTACCATTTCATACATTTCTCTTTGTTGTTTTAGTTTTTTTGCTCTTGCTTCTTTTACTGCTTGTTTATGTTTGTCTATTCTTCTTTTTCTTTCTTCTAATATATAAGACCAAGTTCCATGACCAAACCTGTGGTCAATTAACTGTTTCATTTCATATAATTGTTCTTGTGCTAATTTAGCATCTATAATCTCTTTAGCCACATTTTCAGTTGCAAAATGGTCTACATTAGCTTTATCTCTAGCTTTGATAACTTCTTGCTGACCATTCAATGCTTTATCTACATGACCTATAATGTCACCAACATCTTGTGCTGTTGCAATATTTGTTTTAATAAAATCTACTGATTTTTTTACTAATGCTATGCCAGTTAATACGGCACTTACTGGTTCAACCATTTTGCTTCTCAATGAACCTATCAAGTTTGTTTTCTATTCTTAATACTAACTCCTTGATTTCTCTAGTTTCATTGTGAAGCTCGGATTTTGTGGCATATTCCCTTCCTAAATCTTCTCTTGTTTTGTTTAGAAGTATTTGTAGTCTTTTTACTTCATTAAACATTTTAGAAAATGCCCATGCAAATGGTCCTAAAACCACAGTTATAATAATATTCCACATCATCATAGGGTCAAGATTCATACCACTCGCCTTTTCTCATCATTTGTGATAATCGTATAGCTCTTTGACCTACTTGTTTTGCCCATTTAGAATCTAACATCTCATTTGCTGCTTTTTCCCATTCTTCGTTTTGTATTGCTGCAAATGTCTTAACCCATGTGTTTGCGTTAAACCTTGTAACACCCATATTAAACACCATATCTAATATAACAGCTTGTCTGGGTTCATTTAACTTTTCTAAAAAACTCCAATGTTCTACTTCTTTTAGTATTCTATCTACATCATTCTCTAAAAGATATCTAGCTTCTTCTTCAGTTATGCCTATATCCTCTATATTTCGCCCTACACCTATGGTAAGTTTATCGGAGGTACATTGATATGGTTTTAACTCCAAACCTTCATGTAGGGTTATCATATCCAATAATTTTTCTCTGTTCATTATGCTTTCCTTGTTGTTTTCTTTTTAGTAGGTTTTTTTCCTAATAAATCAGCATCTGCTTTTCTAGCTCCACCTTTACCAGAAATAAAGGATTTTACTCTGCCCATAGCCCATTGAGATGCAGATACCTTAGGTCTTGAGCCACTACTATAATAAGCTCCTAATCCTCTTTTATATACTTTATTTAGTGTACTAGGAGAAAATCTACTAGCTCCTTTTATTCCTTTAAAACTTGGCATTATCCTTTGCTCCTTTGTTTACTTATTCTATTCATCATAGCTGGTGTTAATTTTCCTGCTTTATATAATTTAGCTGTTCTCTTTATTTCAGCAGCTCTTGCTTTAGGGTTCTTTGCACCTTTAACATATTTTTTTGGTACACCTGTTTTAGTTTTAGCTACTTTTCTAAACTTTCTCATTTTTTAATAACCTTTGTATCTACTTTTTTAATTTTGTCTAGGCTACGCAAACCACCAATACCTAACATACCTAATAATAAAGGCATCATAACACTCATATCAGCTTGTGGTATGTTTATACCAAACCCTGCACAAATAGGTGCTACCATAAAGTTTATACCTAATGATAATGCACATATCCAACCAACTAGAGGTCTCCACGAGGATTGAAACCAGTTACCTTTAGCTTCTTCTGTGTTTAGTTTTATTTGTGCTAGTGCTAACTCTTGCCCATGTTTTTCTGCCATTGTAGATATTTCATGAGCTAATTGTGCTTGTTTGTCTTTATCTCTTACAAATTTTCCTATAAGTTTAGTAGCTGGTCCTATTAATGCTGTTAACGCCATAATATATCCTAATCTGCACTAAATGTTCCCATACTACTCCATAAAGAACCAGGAACTGTTGTGCCATTTTGTTTACCTAATTGTGCCATAGATTGATTTACATTTATAAATGGTCCTTTACCCCAACTAGACACATCCCATTGTGCATTATCCCAAGAACTACCTTGTGCATTTGTATAAGCTAACATTCTTTCAGAAAATGTACCTGTGGTGATACCTGCTTCTTCAAAGGTTTTCATCCAATCTTCATTATATGTACCATTTGTATCTGAAGCATCTCTGCAACTTTTTTGTCTTAAGGATTGCTGTGTCATGGTGTAAATGTACCCATACTAGAATAGTTTGCATCACCTTGGTCAACTGCTAATGCTTGTAATGCTTTATTTAAATCTGTGTGAGAACTACCTAATTTATTGTTAATATAAGCTAGTAATCTTTCATTATAAGTTCCTGCACCAATACTTCTGGCATTAAATAAAGCTAACCAATCTTCGTTAAATGTACCTGTAGTAGAAGTAACTCCTCTTACAGATGCTTGTTTTGCTTCTGAATTTGTAGCCATTATTTATCCTTTCTAGGTCTACCCCTTTTTTTAGGTTTACACTCGCATAGTTTACCAAATAATCTTTTTTTAACTTTTTGATAAACTGTTTTTATCTTATCTAATATACGATTTAACATCATAATCATCACTCCAATTTTGTATTGGTGCAATAGTTTTTACACTACCATCTTCATTGTATTCCCAATCATATAGTTTTCTAAATGCTGACATATCACTTGCATCATCTATTGCTTTTTCTATATTAGCACAATCGGTTCTAATAGCTGCTACATAAGTTTTAACTGCATCTG